TTATTATTTAATACTGCACCCGTTTGTCTTCCTATTAAATTTACACCTCCAGCAGCTTGACCCGCAAAATATGCTCTAACATAGTTTGGTAAACCAGATGCTGATGCGACATCTTGTGCAAAATCTTTTACATCACCAGCAAATTGTGTGAGAGCTTGTTTAAATTGAGTAGCACCTAAATTTTGAATTGCATTATATGCAGCACTTGCAACTCTTGCTTGGAATGGATTCAACTCATCTTGATTCCAAGAAACTGCGTTGTTATCGGATATTGATGGTTGCATAGGAAGCCATATTGTGGTTCCTCTTTCAGTCATTCTTTTACCAACGGGAGTTGTTGCAAATGTTCCTGTTCCAGGTAATCCTCCTGAAACATACTTAATTGAAGTAACTTGAAGATAATCCAACGTATCCGGTCTTGATAGTGGATATACTAAAACTCCACTTGATGGTGATTTTGGATCTGTTTCTGGGGTATTTGGATCTGTTGGAGTAGATCCTCCGGGTGCTCCAGGTTGATTTGGATCAGTTGGTGATGTATTTGGTGGTGGTGTTGATGTTATTTGTTGTTTTAAATTATTATCATTTCCGATTGCTTGAGCCTGAGTAAGATTTCCATTAGCAGTTTCTAGACCTGGCGGAACTGGTAGGTAATTCCAAGTTCCATCTGATTGTTTTTCATAATAAGATACCTGCACATAATATTTTCCATTTTCTACACCAGTATATCTTTCTCCAGTTACATCTTCAGTTATTTGTTGAGATACTGGAGCGGTTGATCCTCCTGGATTAGTATATATTGTATATGTTTTATTTCTTACCCTATCATATTCTGCTTGATTTGTTTCATAGTAAATTCCCTTAAGATCTCCTGAGGGACTAGTAGCATATCTCCAAATCCTACCACCTTTAGTAAAAGTTCCAGAGTCTGCCATTAGAAACTCTCTCCTACAATAAGAGGATTTAGTATCTCAATTTTTTGTGCAGTATGAGACATTATAGACTTTTTAGTTATTTAGTCCTGATTTTACCATAAGGTAATGAACGAAGATAATCAATCTCATTTGGTCTTATCAAATGAAGTGCTCCTGCAACTTCTATCCACGTATAGTTTCTCATCATACCCCAGTGATAATTAAATCCTTTAAAACCCCATCGTTGCACTTCAGTTACTGCAACTAATGGATGTTCATCATAAGTAATCTCTGGTGTTTTTGGTATGTATACAAAGGTATAATAGTTTCCAGGATCAGGAACGTATTCTATCTCTCGAAATACTTCCATAATACTCATCATAATCAAGTCGGCATCTTCAGAACCATCCAACTTCCTTTTGAGTTGAGATACTCTTGGTGATTGTCTCTGAACTTCTTGTCCGAAACCTTGTGCCATTACTTGATGCCTAAGTTATCTTCGGTAATTATCTTGAATTCAATCATTCTGTCTTTACACCACTCTTGAGCTGCCTTCCACTTTGCCTCATTCACTGCATAAGTTTTCACTTCGTTGATGTAAGTTCTTGTTCTTTTTTTACTTGTTTGAACAGGAGGCATCGTTTGTCTCTTAGGTTTAACCTCAATCACATATTTTTTAATCTCACCAGATTGCTCACGAACTTTGATAATAAAATCTGGAAAATATCTTCTGACTCTACTGGTAGTTGGATCAAAGTATGGAATGAAGAATTCTTCACTGCCCCATTCCAAAACACTTTCACTTAGATCGCACCACCGACAAAATTTGCGCTCCCAACTACTCCGACAGATGATGTTATTGGGATCACCTTTATATTTTTTTGGATACTCGGGTTTATAACGACTCTTTATGCTTTCTGCCATTATACATAATATATCGGTAAAAGTATTTATAGATGGCAGGTATCCGCCCAGAAAAACTAAGAACAAGTGATATCAAATCAAGGTTACTTAACCTTGCTCAGACTTCTTTATATCGTTTAACTATCCCTGTCCCTGCTGCTGTCTCTTCTTTTGTATCTCAGAGAGGGGTGACACCTTTAGATGTAGATAATATTTCCTTATTATGCTCTGAGGCAAATCTTCCAGGTTCTACATTAGCAACTCACGATGTGACAAATGACTATCACGGTGTGAGTGAGAAGATGGCTTATCGCAGAATGTATGATGAGACTGCTGATATGACGTTTTATGTTGATAGAGAATATAAGGTTGTAGAGTTTTTTGAGAGTTGGATTGATTATATTAGTGGTGTTGGAAGCACATTCACAAGAACTGATTATGAAAGTCCATATGTTCATCACAGAATGGCCTATGCAAATGACTATAAAGTGAACTTCTATCTCACAAAGTTTGAGAGAGATCATCACTTTAATGGATCCTCAAGAACTCTGGATTATACTTTTGTTCACGGATTTCCGATTAGTATTACATCGATGCCAGTATCTTATGATCAGGGACAGATTCTGAAGTGTAATGTATCATTCTCCTTTATTCGTTATGTAGTGAACAGAAGTGGTGCATCTGTTGCTCCTGTTGTGAAAAATCCTGATGCCCCAGGTATTTCTGAACTGGCAATACTTCAACAAGAAAGAGAATCAGAACTTATTCCCAATAATATTATTGGCGGTGGAGATATTGATCAATTTATAAGAGATAACTCTCCAAGAGAAACATTCTCTCAAGCTTTAAGTCAAGAACAAATAAGAAATAGAAGATTAGGGTTATAAATCTTCTCTAAATAATCACACTGAAACTTTTATAGGTTATTATGCCCTTACCAACAATTGTAACCCCAACTTATGAACTTGAGTTGCCATCTACAGGAAAACCAATCAAGTACAGACCATTTTTAGTTAAAGAAGAAAAACTTTTGGTTCTTGCACTTGAAACAGAAGACACTAAAGAAATTTCGAATGCAATTAAAACAGTATTGAAAAATTGCATTCAAACAAAAAGTATAAAAGTAGAAGCACTCCCTACTTTTGATATTGAATACCTATTCTTAAATATTCGTGGTAAATCAGTTGGTGAACAAATTGAAGTTAATCTTATCGCACCTGATGATGGCGAGACATCAGTGCCCGTGACAATTAATATAGATGATATTAAAGTTCAGAGATCAGAAGAGCATACTAATAAGATTAAACTTGATGATAATTTGATGATGGAAATGAAGTATCCTTCATTAGATCAGTTTATTAAAAGTAATTTTGATTTTTCTGGTGATGTTGGATTGGATCAATCATTTGATTTAATTTCTTCGTGCATCGATAAGATTTATAATGATGAGGAAGTTTGGGCTGCCGCAGATGTAACTAAGAAGGAGTTGGTTGATTTCTTAGAGCAGATGAACTCGATTCAGTTCAAGCAAATTGAAAAGTTCTTTGAGACGATGCCTAAGTTATCTCACGAGATTACCTTTACAAATCCTAAGACAAAAGTAGAAAGCACTGTAGTATTAGAAGGGTTATCAAGTTTTTTCGCATAGGAATGGTCCATATGGACCTTGAGAACTACTACAAGATTAACTTTGCTTTGATGCAGTTCCATAAATATTCATTAACAGAGGTTGAAAATCTGATTCCTTGGGAACGAGATGTCTATATTGGTTTATTACAACAACATCTGGAAGATGAAAAACTAAGACAGCAACAAAATGGCTCTTAATCCACCATCTGGAATAGTAAAATGGTTTAATGCTCCCATCGGTGAGAGAGGGTGGAATTCTTTCAGAGCTGAGTTGACTGGTAAAGATTATCCAGGTACATCTAGAAAAACTTCATACGTTAAGTTATCTGATAAAGAAGCAGAGGAAGTAATAGAAAATATAAAAAAAGATTCTGAAGGCATTCCTCTGTTTGATGAAGTAAATGCTCCAGATAAAAGAGAAGAATACCAAAGGTGGTTAGTTGCAAGGTATCTTACCAAAAAAAGAGAAGAAGCATTTGAAAATATAAAAAAAGAAACGACAGAATCTGTTGGTGGTAACACTGCAGTATCGACTGCACTTGCCGTCGTACCAAAGAAACCAGAGGACTTAGTAGAAGAACAAATAGATTCTCGTATTCTTTCAACTATAGGATTGAAAGATGTTTTTGATTTAACTTATGAGGAATATGCTTCTCTCTTAAAGGAAGCAGCAGTTAAAGGCAGAATGGCAAACTCCCAGATGACAACTGAGAGTATTGAGTTAGTTACTGGAGAATTTAAGAGAGTAAAAAATAAGACAGGTAAGTTTAAGGTCAAACCAAAGAAGGTTGATATTAATAAGGTATTAGATAAGAGAGTAGCATCACCACAAAAAACTCAATTAGATCCTCAGAAATTATTGCCAGGTAGTGTAGACAATATTTCTGAAGAAACTAGTGATAGTAAAAAGGAAAGTAAAACTTTAGATAAATTATTCGAAGAAATATCAAATTTAAAACAGTCGGTAAATAATATACTATCTGTTTTAAAATCTCAGTTTGAAACAGAAAAGAAGTCTGATGAGATTGATAGAAGAAATAAAGAAAAGAAAAAGAAAAAGGAAAGAGAGGCAAAGTTAGAATCGAAAAAAGGTAGTGGTATACTTGATAAAGCAATTGATAAAGTTCAAAAACCTTTCATTAGTTTTTTTGATAGAATAAAACAATTCTTCCTATCAATATTGGCAGGGGGTGCTATTGATTTTCTTCTTAATGTTTTAAATGATCCCCAAATATTACTGAAACCACTTCAAGATCTTGTTAATAACATTATTGGATTCTTTAATAATATTATTTCCTGGATTGATAATACTTTAATTCAGCCTTTGAGAGATATTATTACTTCTATGAATAATAGTATTAAAAGTTTTGTGGATGGATTAAACAATAATCTTTCAAAAATACCAAGTTGGATTTATCAACATACTCCAATACAAGCTCCACAACTACCAGACATTCCAAAGTTACCTACAATCCCACAAGCTACTTTTGCTAATCCAGTCCAAACACAAACTACTGGTGGCCAAGTTGTTCATGTGAATCAAATCAGTTTTAAAGGTGGTGGACCAATAACTCCACAATCTGGTATTAGAATTGCTGGTCTTGGAAAAGACACTCAACTTATTGCAGCACAACCTGGAGAAGTGATGGTTAATAAAGCAGCTGCTGAAGGAGTTGGTGTGGAAAACTTACTGACTCTCAACAGTTTTTATGGTGGACCTGGAGCAAATAAACCAGGAATGGCAGCACTTGGAAATATTCAAACTATGTCTAGTGGTGGTTATGCTGGAAAAATTAAGTATTTTAGTTCTAATGGTGGAGGAAATAAGATTCTAAGTCCAGGCCAGACATACAGTTATTCTGATTTGAGACACCATCATAGCGGGTCCAATACAAAAAGAACTGATGGATATCCGAGAGATTATACTGTTTTGCACGGAACAAATTTACAAACTTCTCCAAATGCAGACATTCCAGTTCCTTTAAATTCTGAGGTAATTTATAAAGCAACTGCAGGCGGATATGGAAATACTGTTGTGGTCAAGAACCAAACAGGAAATATGTTGTTTGGTCACTTGAGTAAATTTGGAAACTTTAAAGTTGGTGATAAAATAAAAGCAGGGACAATTATTGGAACTCAGGGTAAAACTGGTGGTAATTATGTGGATCACTTGCATATTGATGCAAATCCTGCGGGCCATGAAGCATTTGTAAACTTTATTACGTCAGGAAAACCAACATTCGGATCAACTGGTTCTTCTTCTGGAGATTCTCCAGGGCAATCAAGTTCTGATATGGAGGTAACTCCTCCTGCAGAAATTCAGTTTGATCCAAATTACCGTGATCCTAGTTTTATTCCATTAGATCAATTAAAACAATTAGAGGGTGCTAATCAAACTATAGGTGCTTCTAATATTATGCAGAATCTTATACCCAATAATTCTGCAACCGTAAGTTCTCCAAGTCAAGCTCCTGTTCCTACATTTTCTTCAGAGGATCCTCTGAATGTTACCAACTTGGTTATAAGATCCATCTATAACTTAATCGGATAATGGCACTTCCAATTTTAGCAGCAGCAAGATTACTAACGGCAGGAGCATCAAGAGGTGCTGTAGCATCTGCTGTTGGTAAGAAAATAGCAACTGATAAGTTACTTGGTGGTGGAAAAGATAAAGTCAAGAAAGATGCAAAGAAGCAAATATCTACAGATAAAGAAACGGGTCGTGGTGGTGCATTAGTTAAAGTAGAAAAGAAATCAGTTTCTATTCAGAAGTTACTAGAAAAACCAAAGGTCGGTGATACTTTAATAAAGGACTCTTCTAAAAAATCTCAGAAGAAAGGTGGATTATATTCCATCATAGGACTTATTAAATCTATCCAAAAAGATGTTGATAAAATATCTGAACTTCTTGATAAGAAAAAAAAGTTTGATGCTAAAAGACTTTCAAATAAAAAGAAAGATTCCAACTTAGAAAAAAAGAAAAATAGGGAAGATGAATTAGAAGAAGATAAAAAAGAAAAAGAACAAAAGAAATCTGGTGGAATTTCTATAAAAGCACCAAGTTTTCTTGAGAGAGTAATTAATTTCTTTTCAAATATATTACTTGGTGGGTTGG